TCAAACTGATACTTCAGTTCTTGAGAGCAGGCAAGAAGAGCAAGAAGTTTGCCACCCAGATAGTTATAACCAAAAGGTTGAACTGGAACAATGTTGAAACCCATCACAAATTCTTTGTTGATTTGCGATAGAGGTAAGATTTCCCCAAAGTAATCATTCCTAGGTTTAGAATTGATTGTTGGAGATCCAAACCTGACTACACCTAAGATAGTCTTTGTGGTTTCTTCTTCTACGATCCACTTAAGCGTGCGACCAGGAATCGCCTCTTCAACTGCATTTGATGCTGTGAGATTAAGAGTATCAGAATATAAATTCTGATTGTACCTGGATGTAGTCTTAGGATTAGTATCAACTGTATGAATACGAATCTTAAAGTCTTCAGGTCTCATGGAGAAGTTACTAAACATCTCCGTCTCTGCACCAAACAAAACACCAGGACGTTTTGAGACACGACTCTTCTTCACATGACGAAGATAATCATCAATCCGATTGAATCCAGAGTAATAGTCAATAAATTTATCTGCTGCCAAGACAGCATTATCAGGTGTCAGTTTGGTTTCTTTCATTGTATAGTTTCAGGACTTCTTCACGAACGATGTTTTGAATGACTTCAATGGGTTGGAAGTCATGAGTCGGATGAGAAACTAACTTGTCAGTAATAAAAGTCAGATGATCCATAGAGAACTGTGCAAAGATACCAGATTTGTTTTCAGTAAAAATCTCAGTTCTATGCTTCTCCATGGTCTCCTTGGAGATATATGCACACCTGAAACGATCCACATTCTTGTCGATCAAAATCAAATGATCGCAATGAATGTCAAAATCATCACAGGTTTTTTCTGCAGAATGGAATGAAGTGTATCCCATTTTTTTGGTCTTTTTCCCACGGTTTGTTTTGGGGAATAGATCGAACTGAGACTTAATTTCCAGTCCTTCGTTATTGGAATTGATTCTTAGATCAACGCCAACTTCTTCGTTGCCAACATAACGAAACTGCCCACCAGATGCTTCGGAAATGCCAACCTCAAACAGGAGAGAGGCAAATGCTCTTTCCATGGGTTTGCCACTATCCTTATACCAGTGAACAGTGTTTGCGACCAGTTGCCAATCAACTTTGTCATTATCAAAGGGGAGATTCATAATCAAAAAATGTAAATGCTGCGCTGTATCTCAAAAAGTTGCACAGTCTGTTTGGAGGATCACCTTTATGTTCAAGATCTGCTTTGAATAGTATACCACTATTCGGAAATGGTGTAAACCCGATGTAATCTCCTTCATCAATTTGAATGCGAAGATCACCACCCCATTCAGCATTCCATGTAGGATTAAAGAAGACCATAAAGGTCCAATCTTTGTCGGTGCCATCTTTATGAAAAGAAGACTCCATGCCATATGCCTGGATGTTGGTGTTTATCCTTCCTAATCTCAATTTTGTTTTGAGCGTATGCTCTGCTATCAGTTTTAGCGATGCTCCAATGTCAATCAAAGAATTAGACCAACCTAGAGTATCGCCTCTGACTTTTTCAATACCAAACCAGTATGGATGGCGGTCATACTCTGTGATACGTTGTCGTTCCTGTTTTACCATCCAACTATTGTTGGAAAGAGAAAACTCATCATATCCCTGCAAAAATAACTTTGGCGGAAGTACTGATGGAAACTGATAAACGTAGTTAGATACTTGTTGATATCTCATTTGAATTGACAGTCAACCATAATCTCAGTTAGTGCGGCAAGAAGATTGATCTCTTGATCAGCGACAAACGCAGATTGATATTGATACTTTGCAATGATCAATACCGCCGCAGGAATTGTGGAGGGAACTAAACTCTGGTGCAGGTTGTCATAGATTTTTCTAAGTAGTTGGTTAGGATCATTGTCTAGGTTAGAAACAATCCACTTACGAACTTCAGTAAAATTCTTTTTCTTCAGGTTCTTAACCAACTCATTGACCTGAACTTCACCAAAAGTTGACAGAATACCAGTATCAATACTACCACTTACAGAGTAGCGTTGGCATTCATTAAGAACACGACGCCAATCTGGGAAGTGATTCTTGATTAGTTCTACCAGTACTTTTGGATCAGATTCAATACCTTCTGCAACCAGGATCTCTTTGAGTCTCCTAAAGAATTTGGCGGCAAGGTCTTGTTTTTCTTCTCCCGTGAAGGCAAAATCGACGACACTACACCTGGAGTGGAGTGGTTGAATGATTTTGTTTTTGTAATTACACGTGAAGATAAATCGGCAGTTTTTATAAAATGCCTCAATATTTGCCCGTAGGAGGAGTTGTACGTCGTGGGTCGTGTTGTCAGCCTCATCAATAATGATGACTTTGTGCTTTGAACCCAGTCCTTGAAGTGAGACGGTCGAAGCAAAGTTCTTTGCTTGGTTCCTAACCGTATCAAGAAATCGTCCTTCATCTGATCCATTGATCACATAAACGTCAACCCCCAGTTCGCTACAAAGTGCTTTTGCAACGGTAGTTTTGCCAATGCCAGGGGGTCCAGACAAAAGCATATTAGGAATCTCTCCCTTAACCAAAAACTCTTGAAAAGTTTTCTTGATTCGTTCTGGGAGAATACATTCTTCAATAGTTTTGGGGCGATATTTTTCGACCCAAATAAAATCATCACGAGAAGACATAAGTCAGTTCAGTTTTTTGAGAGTAAATGATCCATCATTATTGTCAATCCACTCTACATCATCTCCTGGTTCTAGACCAGATTCTTGTAGTAGATCTTCAGGAAATGTGAGGAACAACTCCCCATTTTCATCTTCTTCAACAGGAATAGTCCAAGTCATTCTAAGGGTCTCATAAACTCATTTGAAACAATGTCATTGGCATCAAACATCTCATACATGTAAGTAACACCAGCACGAGGCACTGTATGCTCACCACAGGTAAAGACATCACACACTGCCATACCATTCTCTGGCCAGGTATGAATGCTGATATGACTCTCAGCAAGGAGAGCGATAGCAGTCACACCTTGAGGATCAAACTTGTGTGATGAGACATCCAACAATGTACTTTTGCAGAGATGTGCCGCATGAACAAGTACATTGCGGATGTGTGACTCATCATCTAGAAGTTTTTCAGAGCAACCTTTTAGGGTAAAAAGAATGTGTCTCATCCGAATGTGGAATCAGGTTCCAAAGCGATATAGTAGTTAATAGAATCGTTGAAAAACTGAGAAAGAAGTTTCTCGGAAATCACGACGTTGTAAGAACCAGGAAGAATCTTAATATTCTCCATTTTGAAATTGAACTCAAACGTAGCATCAGTCTCGCCAACAACGATTGAATACTCGTTAGATGTGTCGTTTGCTTTGTCGCGAACAACTAGACTGATGTTTTCCCCGTCACCAATAGCAGAAAGATCGGGAAGACCATAGACAGCAGACGCTTTCAACAGAGAATTCAACTGCTGACTTTCCAATTGGAAGCAAACATCCTTGCTGGGAAGAGAAAGTTCTTTGTCTGGGGGTGCAACAATCACAGAAGGATCAGCAAAGAAATATTTTGCTTTGAGTTTACCCTCACTGATAGTGACAAAAGAATCGTTGTCAAATCCAAGATCAGGATTTCTGTGGAGTTTTACACCATTCAGAAACTGCTTGAGATCATAGATGGCAAAATCCTTAGGGAACTCTTCAGGGACGTTTGCTTCTGCCAAGATATTACGCATGACAGAAATAGTCTTGATCTTAGAACCTTCTTTGATCAGGATCGACTGATTGATAGTCGAAAAGTTCTCAAGAATATTGAGAGTAGAATCAGAAAGTTTCATAAGTTCCATTAGTTTTCTTGTGAAGTCCAGAGAAATGATACAAGAGGATAGCGTAGTGAATGACCTTCAGCAGGTCACTTTTTTCCTGACCCTTCTTGTTAAAGCGAGAAGCATACTTGATGATGTTCGCTTGACAGAAAGCAGGAGCAGTCCCAATGGATTCTAGCAGATCCAAGGTCTGTGTTCTATTTTCCTTACTGGTGTAATGCCCCTGATATGTCTGAGAAATATAATCTCTTACTTCTTGTAAAGTTTCACCTTCTTCATATTTCCAAAGGTGATTTTGCTGTTCACTCATGATTCATAGTAAAGGAATCATATCCATGATACTACAAAAATCTTGGGATGTCAATAGCGGTACTCAGAGATCCTGTCCAAGACCCTGTTCAGGTATTTTTGGACCATATCCTTCTCTCCAGGATATGCACGGTCACTATCTACCTGGTGTTTTAATTTAAGTACATAACAAATCATCTCGTCTTTATCAATTTTTCCTCTAGGCATAACACAAAAAAACCCTGTCCTTTATATAGAACAGGGTTTACTTTTTAAATTGGGTTGTGTGCGGGAATCATCATACCGCCACCAAGGTCGTCATCGTCGTCAGCATCATTACTACCAAGGACACTGATTAATATCCACATCCCTAGCATCATAATTGCTAACAACAACATCACCAAATACCTGGAATGATTTGACCTGTGACCGCATAAGATCCCATAGCAGCGATCACACCGATCATTGCTGCCCAACCATTAATACGTTCTGCTTTTTCATTCATGAGATTTCTCCTGTTTTGTTTTGTTGTATATGATGACTTCTTCACCATCATGGGTAAAAACTAGTTCATCATCGTGGTTCCAGCACAGTTCTTCATACAAAGCATTCAACTTCTCCATGTCTTCGTATAGTTGATTATGATTCGGCATGATGTGCTTTTAAATCTGGGTTGTACTTAGATGGTTCAAAAGGAGAACGCGAGCGGTTCTTGATAACGATGAAGGCATCTTTTTGATACGTGACAGTTCCAAAAGGTTTTGCCCACTTAGGGTTCGCATCTGGATGGGTGGCAGTACCCGTTACAGCAACGCCGCCAATTTCTACTACAATATCATCTTCTTCACTCCAACCAAGTTGGTCTATAGCAATGTGAAGACCAGCGTAGACATCTGTTTCCATCAATACAGTTCCTCTTCCTTGCTGGTCTCAACCACACAATCACTTGTGGGATAAGAAACACAAGTTAGAATGAAACCAGCATCAATCTGGTCATCATCAAGGAACGACTGATCCCCCTGGTCTACGGAACCAGAGATGAGTTTTCCCGCGCACGACGAACAAGCGCCTGCGCGACACGAGTAACTGAGGTCAACACCTTGTTCTTCAGCAGCATCAAGGATGTACTGATCGTCTTCACACTGAATGGTTTGCTCAGTTCCATCGGGGGATCGTAGGACAATGTTAAATGCCATTATTTAGTTTCCTAAAGAATTCCAAAGAATAGTTTACCAGTAATCGCGTAAGATGTCAAGGCAGCGACAAAACCCATCATTGCCCAGCGCCCATTCATCTTTTCAGCACGCTCAGCATGGGACTCAAGACCATACTTGAGACGATCTTCATCCGTCATGTACATAGCGGGTTCAGTAGCGAACATATTCTGTTGTCCGCGATCATTTGTAGTTACAGTCATAATGTTTGTAAAGAACTGTTACAGTATTATATAGCAAATATAAAGATTTTTGTCAAGAGTTCGTGAGAATACACTGACAAAAAAAGACCCCGAAGGGTCTCAGTTGGTTTTTACGATACTAGAAAAATTCTTAGACTTCTCAAACTTGATAACGTTTTCAAATTTATCATGCAGTTCGGATTTGTGTGATATGACGAAAATGTTAGCGTCCTTTACTACGAACCGAATGATCTTGAGAAACTCTTCCGTCCCAAAACCGTCGAGCGAACTGTCAAAGACTTCATCCATAACCAACAGATTAGTGCTGATTGAGTTTTTGACTCTGGCGACTTCCCGCCATGTAAAAAGGAGGGAGAGGTCTATCCTCATCTTTTCACCCTCAGAGAACGAATCGTAACTAAACTTTTCGTGAACTGGAGAGTGAATAGACTCGTTAAACTCTTCATCTAGACTGAAGTTGATGTAAAAATCCATCAACTGTAGGTAGTGATTAATCTGCTGATTGATGAATGGGAGGTATTTGTGAATGATTTTGGTTTTTACGCCGTCATCCTTAAGGAGTGAGTAGGCGAAATCGTAATAGACGATTTGTTCTTTACGCCTTGAGAGTTCATCTGCCGTGATTTTGAGATTTCTAGTAAACTCTGTTAACTTGTCATACTCAAGATTTCCATTTTCAAGTCGTTCGGTAATAGTTTGAATTTCTGATTCAAGATCTCCGATTTGTCGTTGAATGTGGTTAGTTCTAGTATTGTTTTGAGAAATCTCATGGTTGAGTTTTACAATCTCCTGAGAAAGAGTATTAAATTGACGCTCTCTTTCCTTCTCTGACTTGATGGCGCTCTCCAGGTCTTCATACCCCTTCTTGAGTTCCCCTATCTTATTTTGAACGTCGCTAATCTTATTTAACCTAAAATCATCTTCTAAACTTTGAGTGCATGTTGGGCAAACCGTATTATCTTTAAAAAACTTATGTTCATCCTGAAGCGTAGTCGCTTTTTGCCTAATCTGTCCTTTGAAAGTATTCAACTTCTGAATTTTTTCAGATGCGTTTAAAAAATCTTTCTGATCCTCTACAAGAGTGTCAACTCTTTTTTGAATGTCGGTGTTGTCACTAACATATCCTTCTGCTTCATTTTGAAGTTCGATGATCTTGTTTTTATTAGTTGTGATGTTATCCGAACTAAGTCTCTCCATCTCTGCGATGAAGTTTCTCTGCATCTCCTCTTTTTCTTCAATCGTTTGCTTCTTTAGATTTAATTGTTTAACCTGATCCTTTTGATCTTTTAGTTTATCTTTGACAATAGCGTTCATGTTGGAGAACACCCCGATATCCAAAAGATCCTCAATGACCTCTCTACGGTTCTGTGAGGTGAGTTGCATGAATGGGACAAACGATGCACTACCCAAGATTACAATCTGCGTAAAAGACTTGTAATTCATCTTCAGAACATTCTGTTCCAACCAAGTCTGCTGATCACGCGAACTAGATTCCTGATCTAAAAGATTACCATCTCGATAGATCTCAAAAATTGCAGGTTTAATTCCTCTACGAACTTTCCATTCAGTGTTGGAAATCGTAAATTCAATTTCAGTCAAGCAGTCCTTATCATTCGTACTGTTGACCAATTGGGGTTTGTTGATCTTACGAAATGCTTTACCAAAAAGCGAAAAGGTAAGAGCATCCAAAATACTAGACTTACCAGCACCATTAGCACCAATAATCAAAGTGTTAGAATGCTTATCTAAGGGAATAATCGTAAATTGGTTCCCAGAGGAAAGAAAGTTTTTGTACTTAATGCAGGTAAATTTAATCATCTAGATCGTCAGGTGGAATCACAATGTCATTAGGTGTAATAATAGCGTACTCATATCCTGCCTTCTCACAACTCATTATAGCATTTTTTCCCTCAACTTCCAAGACATGCATCTTCTCACCATTCATGTCCTCCAATTGAAGAGCATATCTAACAGCATCATCCATCTCCTCAAACATAAACAGAACCTTCTCCCCTAGGGAGTTCTTAACTGCGTATGCACCTTCATCTTCTTTTCCTAGGAGAGTTAGTATATACATTATCTCAATGAGAGTTCGTTGTAGTATTCGTAATTACATCTATCAGAATCATATCCATACCAACCTGTGATGATGTATTTAGTTTGTGTTGGAGAAGGAATGCCTCTATGAACGTGAGTCCAATCAGCAGGCCACAAAATCGTTAGACCTTTTTCAGGTTTTACTTTCAATTCCTGATGTAAAAATTCAGTCTCTCCCCCATCAGTGACATCATTTAGATATGTCATGAAGACTAGATGGCGAAATGGGTTTGATCCATCAGCACAGTTTCTTTCTGTGTGCCACTTATGAAATCCTTGATTTGGAAAATATCTTTGGATATTAAACGATTCGTTTATTCTCCATGTGCTGTGATCATTACTTGCCCAGGGAAACTGATTAACATATCCCAGCATGACCAATTCCAGGGCATTTTTGTAGTCAATTATACGAGGATCATTATTCTCTGGATGAATCTGTATGTCCGTAGAATCTTTCCATTCTGGAACATGACCGCAACCCATTAAACCAGGAAACTGGTGCTCTACATTACTCTCAAAAAAATCAATAACTCCATCACAGACATCATGGTCTATAAAAGACCCCGAAATAAAATTAGGTGACATTACATGCCTCCTGATATGTCTCTCTCAAGATACTTTTTAGAGTTGATTTACTTAGAGAAAATTCCAGTTCATCAACATACTTGTCCAAGATAGACAGTGTATCTTCAAACTCATCAACATTCAACTCAGCGTCAGCAATATTAACTGTCTGGTCAACTATGTTTAGATCTACAAGATCAACTTTATCAAATCCGTCAACAAATTTTTCATACTCTTTATGACTATCTCTCTGTTCAACAATTAACTTGACAATTTTCCCAGCATACTCTTGATACTTAAATGTTTGTCTTGGAGTGTTGTTGTATCTTACAATCTTGTACAACTCATTTGGGTTATTGAGATACTTATGTTCTAGTGTTTCTGTGTCAAAAATAACAAATCCACGTTTGTCATTGACATCACTCCAAAACATTTGATATGGATTTCCTAGATAGAAAATTCTACCATCATCAGATCTCGTGTGATAGTGACCGCTGAAGACTTTATCAAACTTCTCATAGATCTTAGCATCATGACCATCTTCCATGATATGCCCTCTGTGCGCCCTGAAACCGTTTAATTCAAGGTGACCCATAGCAATCCTACAATCACTCTGTTTGATGGTCTTGTAGGTGCTCTGAGAGTTGTCTGAGTTAATCCAGGGAATGAATAGTGTATTCAGATTTCCAAGTTTAACTTCTTCTGCCTCAGCATAGATTTTGACATTATCATATTCTCTCAACAACAAATCAACAGCGTTGACCTCATTCGTATTTTTGTAGTATGCAGTGTGATTACCAACAATAGTATGAATTGTAATGTTACGTTGTGCTAGGGGATCATAGTAATTATCCTTTGCCCAAGCAAGAGCACCAAAATCAATACCCTTACGACTATCAAAGGTATCACCCATGTCAACAATCGTGGTGATTCCCAGTTTATCGATTACAGGAAAAAAGACTTCTTCATAAAATTTTAAGAAGAAGTCATGATAAATTTTAGAACCTTTTTTAAACCCAAAATGTTGATCACTAATAATGGCAATCTTCATAAATTACTTACCAAATCTATGCTGGACAGAATCTTTGATGGTGTTGTAAC